AGTTATTGTTTAATAATCGAGCTACACACCTAGCAGAAGTAAACCTCATAACTTCAGGAATGGTTTGAAAACCTCCTGCATAAACTACTGTGACATTTTGCATACGAGCATCAGACCATCTAGATTTGGAAGTTTTTACTAAATAACCTTCTTCTAAGTAAGCGACATAATCTTTATCGTTTCCTAGAGCTAATGTGAAACCATCTTCAACTACTGAAGTAATTGAAACGACAGGAACTACTTTTAAAAATAAATGAGTTCTTTCTTTGCCATCAAAGTTTTCTGTAATTGATGAATTATATTCTGGGTCAAACCCTAGAAATCTTTTGATAGCTGAATCAACATATGGAATATAGACATTTGTAATGTCTGATTCTAATGTTGATGAATAATCAATTTGAATTACTGATTCTACATCAGACACACTACAAAGAGCCATTGAGACTCCTTACTTGTCTTCTGTGTCTTTTGGCTTTACAGCCTTGTTTTCTATTGACTTTTTGGGAGCATCTTTTTTAGACTCAGCTTTTTTACCCCAGCCTTGCTCTTTTAACCACTCAGTAGGATATTCTCTACCCTTGTGTGCAATTAAATCAGCTTGGCTTACTGGCAAGTCTGCTGGATCGCCTTCCCAGATTTTACCGTCTGGAAGCTTCCAAATATTTTTTTCTACTACTGTGAACATATCTTTATATTACCTCATATACCTAATTCTTAAATAGTAAAGCGGTAGATAAATCTACCGCTTTTACTAAAACTGATAACAAACTTTAGACGTTTGTTATTTTACAGAATGCTGTTGCTTTGTAAATAGGGAAACCCATTCTCATTGTTAATCTGATTGCTAGTTGATTCTTCGCAAAGAAATCACTATGGCTATCAGAAACAGCAAGATCAACACCTTGTCTCATTACTAAATGTGCAGCGTCACCACCACCGAATTTACCGACTAATGCAGTACCTTCGGCTATTACTGTGGATGGAACAACTTTTAGACCCCAAAGTCTTGGAGCAGCGTCAGCACCAAATCCGCCTGCGACTACGAATAAAGGATTCTTAGCTGCAGCACCACTTGTTGTGGTTGCGATATCTGCCACGGATGTGACAATTTGGTACCAATCTGAAGGATGCATCACAATAGCGTCTGCTTCTGTGAATGCGCCTTTTCTAATTTCAGTAATGGCTTGGTAAATTTGTCCAAGTCTTGCTAGTTCTCCTGAATAGTTCGAATAGTTAAATCCGGGAAGCCCAGATTTATTCAAGATACCTGTCAAGTTTGGAGCTGAACCAGAACCATTAATGATTTGGTCGTCCATATTTAGCTTCATCATTGTTGAGAGACGAGAGTTTACATAACCTTGTACACCTGCTACATCTGCTAATAATTCATCAGTTACTGGCAAGAATGTTGCCATTTTTCTGATGGATTCTGTTCTCTCAGTGAACGCTAATGCGCTCTCGTTTGCTGAAGAAATATCTCCAGCTTCTGCGATAGCACCTGAGTTATCTGTGAAAGTTGTTTCTTCAAGATACACATATGCATTCTGGTTTGTTTGAATTTGATCAAACAATCCGATAACGCTATCTGGATCTCTTAAAGCAGTTTCTAAGATGCCCGGAGCTCTGAGAGATTCTGGCGGATAACCAGTTGTGTTCAAAGTTGTTTTAAACTCGTATGGATTAAAATCACCTTTTGAGTCAACACCTTTTACTCCTTGATTCTTGTATGCTTTATAAGCATCTGAATCAGTAAGTTGTTCACCAATTGTTTTAAAAGCTTTTGGAGCTTCTGCTGGTGGAACAGGCATTTCGTTTACAGGTTCTTTATCTATTTCAAGAGCTTTCTCGTTTTTAGCTTTTGATTCTTCGATTTTGAGATCGTCAACCATATCTGCTAAGTCAGTATTTGCTTTCGCAATACTTTCTTTTTGATCAGCAGTATATTTACCGTTTTCGTCTGCGCCATCGAATATATTCTTAAGCTCTTCACGAGACTTTACAATCTGTTCTTTAAGATTGTCTACTTTACTCACTATTATCTCCTATGATAAATTACTTATACTTCTATGTCTACAGTCTCGGCTATAAGCCTTTGACCTTCGACCCATTCAGCGTCAAAATCTTCGTCAGTTGATTCGCTGTTATCCTCTGATTCTTCGGACACTTCCGAGACAGGAGTCTCTTCAGTTTCTTCTTCCTCAGAACTGTTGTCGTCTAGAATTTCTTCTTCGACTTCATCATTGATAGCTTCTTCGACTACACCGTTATTCTCATCGGTTTCACTATCATCAGTTGGTTGCTCTTCTACTTCTGACTCTAAAACAGCTTCATTACCGAACTCATCGACAAATGAATCTAATTCTGCCCAAGCATCGCTAAGATCGTCCTGAACCGTGCGAAGTGCTTCAGTAGCTTTTGCGCCTAACTTTCTACCGTCTTTTTGACGGAGATGCGAAATTGCTTTCGCTCTAGTTATAAGGTCATCCAATGCAGCAAGCACATCTTTAACCTCTTCCGAAAAAGTCTTAGTGACTTCTTCTGAAACTTTTAATTCTTTTTCTTCTTCAACCTCTTCAAATTCCGTATCTATTTCTATTTCTTCTTCAGAATTTTCTTCAGCTGGAGCTTCTTCAACTTCAGCTTCTTCAGCTGGAGCTTCTTCTACAGGAGCTTCTTCTGCGGGAATTTCTTCTGCAGGAGCTTCTTCTTCTGGATCTGGTTGATTCATACTTCCTGTAGTCATTACAGCTTTTGCTTCTGCAATTTGTTCTACTAATTCGTTATTAGACTTAATAGCCATTGTGTATGTTTCTTGATTAGCACCAACAAGAACTGGTGATACTTCGTAAACAGTTAGACCTTTAAGGTATCTAACACTTTCTTCATCATCACTACCGTCTTTTTGTATTTTTCCATATTCGGAATCATCTACTTTGAAACCAAAAGACCATTGTTGTAAATCGCCCATTGCTTTTACTAAGTTGTAAGCTTCTTTTCCAGACTCTGTGTCCATAAAGAACTCACCTTTAAATGTCGCTTTATCATCATCTTGTATGATTTGACCTTTACCAATTGGCATATCCCATTTATGAGCCCATACCATAGGCACATCACCTGATTTAAAACCTGATTTAATTGAGCCTGACTTTACTATGTCGCCATCTGAATCTACTTTATCGAAGACTGAAAAAACTGCAGCGACTTCGCCTTTTCCATCATCTTTAATCTCTAAGTCTATTGACTTAATATCAAAATTTTCTGACACTTAAACTCCTAAATATATAAAATTGCCAATTTCATATTTAATTCTATCAGTAGAGGTCAATTCTCAACGACCTTTTTAAAGGGATTTACTAAGTTATGTCAGATATGATTCTTAGGCTAGATATGGGTTGAGTTACTTTTCTATCTGTCTTTTTGTGTGAACCGTCTTCTAATATTGCCCAGACTTGCATTGTAGCTTCTTTATCTCCGTTATTAACAGAGACTACAACACCGTGAACTGTTGAAGGTGGCTCTGGACTTTTATCTATACTCCAAGATACAGATTGACCTACTCTTACAGACTCAGCTTTAGACTCACTCTTACTTGATTTTGAAGGATGACCTGATGGAAGTAAATCAGTATCATAAGGCTTTCTTTTAAATCTTCCAGTTCTCAATGCTCTCAAAAACCCGTTGACTCTGGCTAATGCCCACTGGTCAGCAGATCTTACGTTACCTCTGACTGAACCCGGATTTGTTCTATAAGCACCAACACCTCTGTTAAACACTTTAGCTAGAGTTCCTGTAGTTGTTCTGAATTTAGGATTACCTGCATTATGCTCTGTAACCTTGTCTTTTAAAATTTTTCTAATTCTTGCAGAGACAGCTTTCATTGCCATTTCATCAGCAAGGTCAGAAGCTTTCTTTCTTCTTTCCCTAACTAACTTCTTGCGTTCGTTTATAACTGCTTTCATAGCTGGAACTCCTATATTAAGAACTCCACCCCATTTGATAGCAGCAATAACACCATTTAATCTTTTATCGTTTTGATGTCTTCCCATATATCGTTCTCTTCTTCTTACCCAATTAAGAACAGATTCGCTTCTATCTCCTGATTGGTAAGCGCTCCATCTTCTAAAAGCATCGTTACCAGTAAATGATGTTGGAGGGTTGCCACCGTTGCCAGCCATTCTCCATATTTCTCCCCAATTTTCTTTTAAGTCTTTTGCGTAACCATAAGGGAATTGTTTATACTTTGAATTTGTAATTCTAACTGCTTGATTCATATCAGGACTTGGAAAATTAGTATCGTCTTTTCCTTTTTCTTCTGGACTTTGCAAACTATCACCTCTTTCGTACATTGCTTCTGCTTCTTCTAATGATACTTTAAGTTCTTCAACCATTTTATCTA